CTACCACTCAATATGTGATTACCTTCAAAACTACTTGTTCCTAATACTCTAAGTGAACCAGTTACTCTTACTGTATTAGAACCACTTAAATAAATTGAACCGGTTACAATCAATGAACCACTTATAGTTTCATCTCCTATAAAATTGTTTGAACCAAGTGTTGCAAATCCATTTATTCTACTATCAAATGAAGAACTTAATGAACTAACACTTGCTGAATTTATTGTAATATTATAATTACTTGCACTTATTGAAGTTGCTAATGAACTACTATAAGAACTTGCACTTTGGAATGCTCCCCATGCACTTGCTGATACTAAATTTACTGAACTTGTTGTTGCTAAGTTTGCAGTAAACGTATTTTTTAATGTTCCTGCTTTAATATGATGTGTTATACCACCATCTACCATTACGGTAAATGATTCAGATGTTGGTGTTAGTAACTCTGGTAATTGTGATATTTTAATTGATACTGCCATTCTGCTATGATTGATATTCTGTTACTAAAAAATTAATTTCATCTTCGGTTAATAACTGTCCTTCATATTCATCTGAAATTGCCAATATTTCTATAACTGGAACTTTTGAATTGTGTACGGTTATTATATCATTTGTACAATATGCATATCTTAAATGCACATTATATATTTTGTTTGGTTTAAGTAACGAAATATCTATAGCACCACCACTCACTAATCCAATTATACCAGTAGCCGTTGAACTTCTACTAAATCCAGCTGCTCCTTGAAAGTCCACATAAAGACCTTCTGATAAATTAACTAAATTAGAAATTCTCATTTTACGATAATACTAATGCAGTTCCTGCTGATACTGCAATTGATGTTGGATAAATTGTATAAACTTCGCCTGGAATTAAATATTCTAATTTTAAACTACCACCATCTAACACACTTACCGAACCACTAGTTACTGCACCATATGGAGTCATTACACCCCATGCTCTATATAAATTATGTCCACTTGAACCAGTTGCTGCTGATTTTCTATTTCCTAATTCGGTTGTTATAGATGATGATGTAAACGTATCTATTTGTGCTATTCTAAAATTACTACTTGGCATTTTGTTTCTTTCTTTTATTAATGTTTATGATGTCCACCACAACCACAATCGTGCTGTTCGTTACATCCACAATCTGATTTGTTTTCTTTTACTACTGATTCATTAGGAACACAATTTGGTACTTGTTTACCACCCTTATCTTTCATTCCTAATTGCTTATATCCTTTCCAACACGGCCCTTGTTCTTCGTTTGTTTGTTGAGGCATTAATGCATTTAACTTAGAAGATTGTTCCATTTTAGGAGGTCTTTTACCTAATCTAAAATCAGCTTCTTCATCTGTAATTTCTTGCATATCAAAGTATCTACCTAAAACGTGTCCCATATCTTCATATAGAGAACTCATTCTTTGTTGTAGTTGCTTTGCTTCGTTTGCACTCTTTTCAAATTGCGATGATAACTTTCCTAAATCACCCATATTACGTTTAACCGTAGCAGGATCAAAATGATTACCACTTTCTTTTTGAGTGAAAGTAGTTGCTGCATCAACGATACCACCTAATGTATTAGCAATTTCTGCTAAATCATGTTCAGCTTGTAATTTCTTACCAAACGTTTTGTAAGTAGAAATCAACTCTAAAAAGTGTCTTCTTGCTTCGTTATGCATTGGAGATGGTGCTTTTTTATTTTCACCTTCACCCATTAATTTTTTTAACTTTATCATACTATTATAAATATATTAAAATGAACTATTGATTAATTTATAGTCCTTTTCAGATAATTCTTTCTTTGCTTTCTTTAATAACTTAGCAACTAAACTATCTCTTTCATTTCTGTCAGATGTAGTTAATGAACCAATTTTATCATGATTCTTTTTGATTTGTTGTAATTTTTTTACAGCATCTTTGTCATCCATATAGATTGCTAATTCAACTGCTGCTTGAGAATGTTCATTTCTATCGGTCATTTTACTAACCTTTTTGTTGAATGCTTCTGCTGGATTGTATGCTTCACCCAATAAATCTTTTAACTTAATCATATTTTTTAGTTTAATTCTTCTATAATTTGTCTCATTAAATCTTGTGCCTTACAAAATCTACCACACTCATCTATTTCTTTACTTACACCTTCATTTACTGGAGATAAGAATGCACCATGTGTTGATGGGTTAGAAACAAAATCAAATCCAATCAATTCAAAATCTTCTTGTACCATTACTTGTTCGTTTCTAGTTGGTTTAACTGAACCTAATCCTCTACTACTAATACCTAAACGAATATTGTTTTTGAATAATTCTTTTAAGATATTTCCAGAAGGTGTTGATAATACTTCTACTGTCCCAATTAAATCTTGTCCTTCAAAGTGCATTTCTACAATATTATGAGAAACGTTTTTAAGGTTGATTACAGTCGATTCTGGGTGGTCTAATTCTCCTAATGCTCTACGTTCATTAATTAATACATCGTACTTCTTTGCTTCTCTCTGTAAGATTGCCATAGGGTAGATACGATTGTTCTGATTTGCTGCATCTGCTCTTTGCAAAACACCCTTAACCAAAAACTTTCCGTTTTGATCTTCACTAATCTTTCCTTCAAATAAGGTATGTTCTATTAATAATGGTTTCATTATGCTAATAATTTATAATATTCTTTAAAATGTGCAATACGGTCAACGAGTCCGATAGTGCCACCATTTACTCTTTTTGTTATTGAAGTAACTACCGTATCAGTTGCACCCCCATCTGCCATTTTGTGTAATCCGTTTTTAGAGAAGAACCATGCTGCTGATAATAATGCGTATTTCTCAGCTACTACTTGTGGGTTAGCACACACATCTTCACCTATTGATTTACCAAATGCGGTATAGTTGTCTTTACCTGTTAATTGGATATATCCTCTACCACAAAATTTAGCACCATCACCACTTGCTTCGGTTCCGTTACCCATTCTACCACCATATACTTTGTTTGCAATCTTCTCTGGCTTTCTTTCGTAAGGTAGAGCTGATTCTAAAGTTGGAAAGTATTTCTTAAAGATACCATTCAAACCTTTAGCTGAATAGTTTAGATTTTCTTTTGTCAAACGGAATCCACCACTCTCATGTCCACATTGTGCTAAGAAGTGTGCTAATCTTAACGGAGTGTTTATTTCAAACTTAGCTGCTACTTCTGGAATCATTGCTATAACACTATCAGGAATATGTCCTTTTAATGTATCTAACTTTAACCCACCTACACTTGCTACCGGAGATGCCGTTGGTGTTGCTATTGATGCTACCGGAGTTACTGCTTCTGTAATACCCATAATCTTATTCCAAGTTCCGTTTCCTACAATACCATCTGGAGTTAAACCATTCTTTACTTGATATGCCTTAACTGCTTCCTCAGTTTTAGGACCATAGTTTCCTATTGGCTCCAAACCTAATTTAGTTTGTAGTTGTTTTACACTTTCGTTATTATCACCTCTTTTTAACAACATATCGATACCTCTAATTATTTCTTCTTTTTAGATTCGTTTTTGTTTCTTAACTTAGATAAGTCAGAACCTTCTATTTCACCATCACCATCTACATCTAATTTCTTTTGACCTGCAGATAATTCAGCTTCTTTGATTTTCATTCTTTCTTTTAATTCAGTTTGAACACCTTTAACAACAGTAAAGAATTTCTTCTTTTGTTCTGGAGTTAAATCTGCTGGTGATTTTACACCAAACTTAGTTAGCATTTTTTGAAAGATTCTCTGATATTCAGATTCTTCTTTCATTACTTCTCTAACTATATTTTTGAAATGTTCTCTACTTAATTGTATTTTATCATCACCTTGTGTTTGAGGTAATCCATTTGCTATATTAGTTGGTTCGTCAGTAGGAACGGTATCTTCCCCCATTCCACATTCACAAACTGCTTTACCACATTTCGGGCAAACTGTTTCTGATTCCTTAACTAATTTATGACTTCTTGAAGCCATTCCCAATGCTTGCATCGGTACTAATCCTGATAATTTCATATTATGCCTTTTTTAATCTTACTGATTGATATTTATTCATCTTCGTTAAACTCTTTAATTGTGATTGTGCGGAGTTCTTCGGAGCTGGTTTTGTTATTGTTCTTCTATCTGCATCTTTACTTGCACCCTTTGGAGTTGCAGTAACTACATATTTATCCAAAGCCATAGGTTTTGTACCTTCAACTTCTTCAATATTATTTTCACTTTCTGATTTGTCAATTTCTTGTATAGAACTTGCAATCTTAATGATTCTTTCTTTAATTCTATAAATGTTGGTATTGGTTCTCTTAAAGAAATCGTTTTTACCTAAGTTGTTTTCACTTCTTAATCTATTATACCAATTAACAAATCTTTCTATTTCTGCTAATTGGTTTTTAACTTCTCTAATACCATGTGATACTTTTTGAGATGGAGTTCTAGTTTCATCTCTTTTTAAATCTAACCAACGATTTTCTGCTAATTCAAATCCGTCACCGGTTGATTTAACTTTACGTTTTTTATCACCATCGGTATCGTTACCAAAAGCGTTTGGAGTATTATATCCAGCCACTGCTGCTGTTCCAGTAAATTCTCTAATCCTTTTACGGATAGTTTCTTTTAACTTAGATAGTTGATCTTCCGATAGTTGATGCGACATCGTTTAATTCCTTTTCCAATTCATAACACATAATTAACGATGTGATATGATTGTCTTTTATTTTTTGTGAATTACCAATCTTAGCCAACTGATTGATTGTTTCTGCTAATTTTATCTTAGTAACTTTATCGGTTACTTTAGATGTAATTAATTTAAATTCTTTTATTAATGTTTTTACTTCTGTAACAACGTGATTTTTCAAATTGTCTGAGTTGGTAAATGAATTAATATATTCTTTTAATAATCCTTTTTGTTTGTCATTAAGGTTATTATATTTTTTATTAAAGCTATCTATTAACATTTTATAAGAAAGTAATTGAATTTCTTTATCTTCTTTTCTTAAATCTGTTTGTATTGTAGATTCTGATAATGTTTTTGCTGATGGTGTTTTTCCAATCAAATGTTCAACTAATGTAAATTTTGTATTTACGAAATCTTTGGGATCGTAATTTTGACCTACATTTACTTTGTATTCAAATATTTTATATACAGAAGCTAATACTTTGTAATTAGGTATTTGAGAACGTAAGAAATCTTCAATAGAGTAATTATCTTTAATTTCTTTAATTAAATTATATTTCTCTTTTAAGATTTTCTTTTCATCTAATTTGGCCCTACTCTCAACTACGGCATCTACAAATCGCTCTGCTCTGTTTTCATTATTATATCTTTCAGATACAATAAATTGATATAATTTCAACTCATTAGACAATTCTGTCTTTGAATTAAAGTATTTTTTTAATAATCCTTCTGCTATACCCTTTCTATTATTAAGGATATCAGAGGTTACTTGTCTCACTAGCAATTCAAATAAAAAGCCTGTGTTTCTGAACTTTGAATGTTTAATTTGTTTCATTTATATACATTATTCCATTTATAAATATAAGGTGTTAAAATAAGAATTAGTTTTCTATGATATTTTGTTCATCTAACATAGATTTTCCCTCACTTATTACTGTTTTTCCACCTTTAGTTATGTTTTTCTTTAACATATCTATAAAACTTTCGTTTTTATATTGATTTTTTAAGTCTTTACTTCCAATTACATCTCTACCAAATGGTGATTTATCTTTACCACGTGTTGAATATTCCTTAGGTCTACCAACTGCTTTTGCTTCTTGTTGTGGTTGTTCTTCATCTTCACCACCCAATTGTGCTTTTAATTTTGCAATTTGGTCTTCAACATTTAATGGCTGTCCGTTTGGAGTTTCTTCTTCTGGTTGTTCTTCCCCCTCAATTGGTGGTTCATCCGTATCCATAGGTTGTCCTTCTTCATCTGCCCCTAATGGTGGTTGTTGTCCCATCATACCCTGTTGGTCTTGTGGTTTCTCATTACCAGTTTGTTCTAAATTATTAAGTTTGAAAGTAAGCATTGCATCTTTTTTTAATCCCTCAACTTGTAATGCAGCTTCTTCGTAACTGAAATTAAGTATATTTTTATACATCCATTCTTTAGAAATTACTTTTAATTGATCCATTTTTTGAATCAATTCCATTTTCATTGTCCAAAGATTAACTTTCTCTTGTTCGTATATTAATGATGGTAATGTTAATTCTAATTCAAAGTTTGTTAATTCACTATCATCAATACCTTGTGAGTATAAGTGAGCGATTGCAATCTTTTCTAATCCATCAACTACAATTCTTTGTAATCTTTCAATTGTTTTTGCAAATCTCATATCCATCGCTGCCAATGTAGCTTTAGAGTTTCCATCTTCTAAGTAACCCAAATGTTGTTTAGGTATCTTTAATGCGGCGAACATCTTATTCTTTAAGTAATCGATATCTTCCATTGGTGCGTACTCTAACCCATCTAAGTTTGTGATTTCAGTACCACTATCATTACCTCTAACCGGTAAATAGAAATCTTCCATTAAGTTTTGAACGTTATACTTTAAGTTATACTCACCGGTATCTGCGTTCACATATGGAGTTTTCTTTGATTTGTTTATAATTCTTTGAATGTATTGGTCTACTTCATTTGGAGCAATACCACCTACATCAATTTTAAATATTCTTTTTTGTGGAGCTCTTACAATTCTATGGATAATCATTGCATCTTCCATCAATGATAATTGTTTCCATAATCTTCTAGCACCTTCTAATATTGATTTTCCGTAAGGTAAGAAATTTGTATCTGATAATAATCTAAAATGTGCAATCTCATAGTTTTCGTATTCAGTTTTTTGTCCTGCTACGAATAATGATTTAGTTGCTAACGGAGTATGTACAAACTTTACAGCCTGCCAATTGTTCGGGTCAAATCCTTCTACTCTCGTAATTTCATATGCGGATAATGGTTGAACACCTAC